CGACCGGCTGGATCCAAGTCTTCCCCGTTGTCACTGCCAGCATCCAAGACGGCAACGTCACAAACGCAAAACTCGCCGCAAACTCGGTCAATAGCTCAAACATCGTGAACGGATCTATAACGCCGGGAGACCTCGCCGGCGGTAACTATGCGATCAACATCACCGGAAGCTCGGCAACCGTTGGACCATACCCCCCAACTCTTGACGACACCCCGAACACCGTCGCGCTTCGCGACGCCGTTTCAGCAGTGGAGGCCGGCGCGTTCATTGCCACCGATTCAAGCGGACAATTCTCTAGCACCGCGACTTATACCTACGTTGGGAACAATTGCGCTCGCGTCTTGAACTCAAGCGACGTATACGGCCAAGCCGTCACCGGCCGAACCGTACTCGTGAACGTGAACGGAACCCTCGGAACATCCACCTCATCGGTCCGCTTCAAAGAAAACATCGAACCGCTTCCATATCTGCCGGCAGACATCCTCAAAATCCGCCCGATCACGTTCAGATATAAAGCCGACCACCTTGAAGAAGACTCGGAGCGTCCCGTCGAAGTCGGTCTCATCGCTGAAGAAGTCGCCGAGCTTGGCTTCGAAGAGCTCATCTATCGCGACAAAGAAAACCAAGCCGAAGGCATCGCCTACGAAAAGCTCGCCGTCCTTCTTGTCAAGGTATGCCAAGACCAGCAGACACAACTCGACGCGCTCTCCGCCCGTCTCGAAAAGTTAGGAGGCTGACATGCCTACGAACGGCCAATTCGCCGTCGGTGAGTTAGTCACCGCATCAGACGCGAACACTCTCTTCGTGCGCGGCTACCAAAACCGCATCATCAACGGAGCCTTCATCATCAACCAGCGCAACTACGCTTCGGGCGTAAACCTCGCCTCGGGCTTGTACGGCTTCGACCGTTGGAAGTCCGGCTTCACAAACACCGCGCTCACATTCACCGCCGGCTCCCAATCAACGACCGTCACCATTTCGACCTCTGGAGTACTTCAGCAAATCGTCGAACGTCAAAACATGCCAGCCGGAACCTACGTTCTCAGCTGGGCCGGCACCGCTACCGGCCGCGTCTATAACTCCGGCGCAACTCCTCCAGCGTATGCGGCAAGTCCGGTCACGGTCACGCTCGACGGATTGGCGAACGTGGTCGTCGAGTTCACGGCGGCAGGCGGAACGCGCACTCTTTCACTTGTCCAACTTGAAGCCGGTCCAGTGTTCTCTCCTTTTCAATATCGGCACCTCGGCGAAGAGCTCAATCTATGCCGGCGCTACTATCAGAGATATACCTCAACCGCAACCGATCAAGGCTTCTTCAGCGGCGTATTTTTCACGACCGTCGTCCCGGTAGGTCCTTATCTTTTCCCGATTATGAGAGCGGCGCCGACGATTACATTCTCGGGGACTTATGACTTAGTTTCCGGAAACGTCATTTTGACACCGACCAGCATCACCGCCGGAAACATAACGACAAGCTCCGCGATGCTAACTCCCGCCGGAGTGACTCACATCGCCGGTCAAGGCTTCGTAGTACGACAAGATTCCGGATTCTTCGACTTGAATATAGAGCTCTAACCATGTACCAAAACATTATCGACCCCATAAAAAACAAAACAATCGGCATCTATCGAATAAGCGACGGCGCATCCATACCGTTAGACCCAGAAAATAACGACTACCTCGCCTATCTTGACTGGGTCGCCGAAGGTAACACCGCGCAAGAATCGACACCGGAATCGTGAGCCCCGAAGTCGCCGCCGCGCTTGTCTCTGGAGGCTTCGTCGTGCTTGTCGCACTTATCGAGAAGTCACGGCGAGACAACAATCGCGACCACGGCGAGAACGCGCTCAAACTTGACCGCATAGAAACCAAACTCGACGACCACATCGACAACCACAACGGCCGAGGCTCCGGCTAATGCGCCGGCTCCTACCACTTGTAGGAGCCTTCTACGCACTCCTCGCGGCACATCCGGCGAGCGCTGAGGCGACCGGTCGAGTGTTCACTTGCCAACAATCCGCGACGCTCTCGTGGCAGATGATCCAACCACAAGAACACGCCGACGCGGGCCACTTTCCGCGCTGGGCTGACTGTGAAGCATGGCGAAACGGCGACCCCGGTCCGAGCTATGTCTGGAGCTACGGACTAGAAACATCGACTACCACGACGAGCACCGTCCCCGAAACCACAACCACCGAAGCAACGACGACCACCGTCCCCGAAACGACGACGACAATCGAAACCACAACGACCACAACCGAGCCGGCAACAACCACAACCAGCTCGACCACGACGACGACTAGCTCAACGACCACCAGCTCAAGCTCAACGGTGCCGGCCGAAACCACCACAACAACCGAAGCAACCACGACGACCACCATCACGCCGAACATCACACCGACACCAGAGCCACCTCAGACGCGCCCAGACGCGCCACAACTCGCCCCCGGCGCATCTAACGCACTCGCGCCCGGCGTCACGCCAGAAGCCCAGAGAGCAATCGTCGCGGCCGCTCTCGGTGTAATTACCAGCTCCGCCGCATCTAACAGGAAGAAAACATGAAACTAATCCACCACCTCGCCGGCAACGTCTGGACCTATGTCTCGGCCGGCTTCGTTCTCATGACCGTGACGGGATCGGTACGCACGACCGGAATCCTTCTCACGATCTTCGGCGTCGGCGTAGAATGTGCGGCGGTACTACTCAAGAAGGAAGAGAACCCATGAACCCAAAACTCTTAGCAATGATCGCGGACTACATCCGCGCCGTAGCGGTCGCGGTGCTGACCCTTGTCGCATCCGGCAACTTCGACCCGCGCTCGATGGCAATCGGAGCCGCCGCTTCTCTTCTGCCTCTTCTCGCTCGTAGCGCTAACCCGAACGATTCCGCCTACGGCCGAGGAGCCGGATCAGATGTCTAAGAAGCGCACCTACACCGGAACGAAAGACGGCGCGGCAAAAGGTAAGCGAGCCGGCACCGAAGAACTTCAACGTCTCCTCTGTAAGCGTTTCGGAGCTAAAAATCTGGGGACGTGGGTCGTTCGTAACATGCGCGGAAAGAACACCCTCAGCGTTCACGCGACCGGCCGAGCTGGGGACACTATGCCGAAGAACCGGAAAGACGCTCTCGCGATTATTGCGTGGCTAGAAACTCACGCCGAGCTCTTCGAAATTGAAGAGATCCACGATTACCTCTACGACATCGACGGCAACGGTCCCGCCGTGGGCTACGGCCGAGGCTGGAGAGTCGGTCGAGGCTGGAAAGTCTGGACCGCTCAAGCGAACGGCGGCCCCGGAGGTCTCTGGATCCATTGGGAAATCTCTCCCCGCATGGCTGACGACCCGCAAGCAATCCGCCAAGCTTGGCGAACCGCTAAAGGTACCGCCGCACAATAGAACGCCGTCTTCGTGGGACCGCTGGACACGGCACTCGAAGACGCTCTCGACTCCCGAATCGGTCCCCTTTTCCCGATGAGGTAGAGACGAGAGTCGGACTCGGTCTCTCCACCCGGCCGAGTCCGAAGCGCCCTCTCCTCACCCGTGAGACGGTGATACTTGACAACTCGCGCGAATGTTGTCATAGTGTCATCACCGGCGAGAGTCCACTCGCCGACAGAAAGGGAAATATGAAGCTAGTCGTCATTCCATGCGGAGGAGCAAAACTCACTGCACCAGCACCCGCGCGGGAGCTCTACATCGGCTCAATGTTCCGCGACCAGCTCGCGACCGCGCTCACAATGACAACACCGGAGAACGTCCGCATTCTTTCGGCGAAGCATGGCCTCCTCACACTTGACGAAATCGTCGAACCGTACGACGTGAAAATGGGCTCCGGCGATGACGTCACGATCGGCCGCGTCGCTGACCAGCTAGAAGCCGTTACCGGCGGACCGTTCCAGAAAGACGTCACCATCGAAGCACTACTCCCCAAAAAATACGCGCAAGTACTCGAAGCCGCTCGACGCTTCTATCCCGTCAAGAACCACTTCGCCGGATGTGCCGGCATTGGCTACCAGAAGCAAGTCCTCAAGCAGATCCGCACAAAGAAAGAGATCTAATCATGGCCTACGACCAGAGAAACCTCGACGACTACGTCGATGTCGCCGAAAGGATCCGAATCTTTCGAGACCGCTTCCCCGAAGGCTCACTTCAACCACTCGACCCGAGCGAACCCTTCCAGATCCTCGAAGTAGGCGGCCAGACTTTCGTCGTCTACACCGCCGTCGCGTACCGCTCACCGAGCGACACCCTTCCCGGTATTGCGGTGAGCTGGGAACCGTTCCCCGGGAAAACTCCCTACACCGCCGGGAGCGAACTCATGAACGCCGAGACCGCCGCATGGGGTCGAGCAATCATCGCCGCACTCGTCGCCGACTCAAAGAAGATCGCAAGCCTTGACGAAGTACGAGCACGACGTCAAGCCGAGAACACCGGCCACCCATCCGCGGAAGCCTCCCAGACACGCCTAGAACGCCCTCAGAGCGACGCGCCGGCCTCAAATGAGACACCGGCAACCGACGCACAAGAAAGAGCGCTCTACGCCATCTCAAAGAAGCTTGGCAAGCTACCGCCAGCGAAGGGAACACTCTCCAAGTCGGGAGCCGGAAAGATGATCGAGAAGTTACAAGCCGAACTCGAAGCCGGCAAGGCCGACGAAGAGGAGCCGTTCTAGTGTCCGACATCTGCCCGCCTCACGGCACACCACGCCCGGATCTTTCGCTCTACCAGCTGGCCGACGACGTCCCGCTCGTCTTCTGGGATGTGCGCGTCTTTCGACAGAGCCCCGGCTTCGTTCGTGCGACCGTCTTCATGTCCGCCGACAAGAAGAAAACCGACTTCATTATCGAAACGGGTCCGACAATGTCCGGACCGTGGAAAGAACTCAAGAGGCAACTATGAAAGAAGCAAGCTACGCGAAGCAGATCGAATATCTTCTCGATTTTTACGGCTGGAGATGGTGCCACTACGAGCCAGCAGTACGCCAGAGCGGAAGCTGGGCGACACCACTTCGGGGAGACAAAGGCGAACCGGACTATCGCGCCGTCCGATCGGGCCGGCTTGTCTTCATAGAAATCAAAGGCGACGGAGGTCGTCTCACACCGGACCAAAAAAGATGGATCGCTGACCTAGTCGAGGCCGGCGTCGAGACGTACGTCTGGCATCCAGAAGACCTAGAAATAGCAAAAGAGGTCCTCCGATGACCGACAAGATTCTCCGAATACTTCTAGGCGTCGTCATTACTTGGATCACGATCCTCATGGTCGCGCTTGTTATCACACTTGAGGAGGCCATCCGATGACCGAAATACGCTCGACGGAATACTTCGCGATCGTTCCCGAATGGGTCCTTCACGCGGACATCTCAGCGAACGCGGTCCGGCTCTACGCCGTCCTCAACCGCTTCGCGAACTCAAGCGGCCACGCATGGCCAAGCCGAAAGACCATCGCCGACCAGATGAGAGTCTCCGTCGCCACCGTGGATCGTGCGAAAGACGAACTCGTGGACATCGGAGCGCTCACCGTAGAGCCCAGAACTACACCGTCTGGAGACCCATCATCAAACCTCTACATCCTCCACATCGGCTATGTGGACAAGAACGCCACACTCTCACCCATGAGAGAGGGTCTCCTCACCCGTGAGGAGAGGGGTATAGGCACCCGTGACGCACTAAAGAGAGACAGTATGAACCAAAGAAAGAAAGCGCGATCATCACTCTCATGTCGTCAATGCGGAGGCAAATATCGCGCCGGCTACAACGACGGCACCGAAGGCCTCTCACACATCTTCAACGAAAAGACCCGCACATTCACCGTATGCGAAGAATGCGACGGCGAAGGAAAGGAACCCGCCAGATGAGAATCAACCCCGACGCACTCAAAGAAGGACTCAAAGAGATCCTCGCGATGGACGGAAAACCGAAGGACTACATCGGCGCCCGCTGGATCATCCGAGGCGCCCTCGAATACATCCGCCAGCTCGAAGGAGACCTCCGACGTGCCGGCTTCACGGAATACAACGACCCAAAAGAAAGCGAGAACCAATGACCACCGACCCACACATCCAACTAGAAAACCAGCGTCTCACGAACGAACTCGATCGCGTCACGCGCCTCTACCAAGCCGAAGCCGACATCTCTAGAGCCGCCGAACACCTCTATCGAATCATCATCGAAAAGGCGACCTACACCTCCGGCGGCCTTTTCGGGAACGCCGTCCTAAACCTCGGCCAAGCGTTACGCAACCGTCACGACATGGACGGAGGCGGACGATGAGCCAATTCCTCGGCGGCCTCACGATCGGAATCCTCGTCGTGCTACTACTCGTAACCTTCCTCATCGCATACGAAGACCGGGAGCGCCACAAATGAACCAGCCGACACTCTTCGACCAGATGCCCGAACCAGATCAGCGCCGCCTCCAAGCGGACCCGTTCGGACCTCTGCCGGCTTGGATAGCTGGCAAGAGTCGCGCTGAAATCCTTAGCCAGCAAGGCGTCCCGCCGGTGCCGATGACCCTCACCATTGACCCGACTAGGCTCGCCAGAACAGACAACCCCGAAACATCACGCAAGGCCGCCGAGAACGCATCGCGTCGCGGCCCATCTCAAAGGAGGCGCGTATGGGAAGCACTCAAGAAGCTCGGAGGAGCTACCGACTACGAGCTCTCGGTCGAGGTAGGAATACTTCGATCGAGCGCGGCGAAAAGACGACAAGAACTCGTCGATCTAGGTCATGTCGTGGAAACACCACAACGACGAAAAACCGACACCGGCACCGACGCGATCGTGTGGCGGTGCTCCTATGTGTCGTCATACTCGGACCAATGATCAACGCTTCAGAAGCCTCAGCGCACGAGCTGGACTACTCACGCAAGAGATACCGCGCAATCATGCCAGACGCCTACTACGACGCTTTAGGCAAGTGTGAGACCGGAGAGCGGCGCGGAGACCTCAAGCACTCCCAGCCGAACTACACGGGAGCCTTCGGCTTCTATCGTGGTACCGCTTGGCGATGGTCCGGACATCGTGACGTGACAAACTTCAACAGACGAGAACAGATTGAAATCGCCGACCGAATTGCGTTTACTGGCTGGACGAACAAGAAAGGGAAGTTCGTCGGACCCGTCGGCCCGTTTGGCTGGGGAGCCGTCAAGAAAGGATGCCGAAAGCTTCTCGTCTACCTCTGCCACGAGAACCACCAAAAAGTCCAAAAGTACCGCCGTCGAGCTTGCAATATGGCCGGGATACATGGCTAGGAAGCCGTGGTACCAAGGACCGTGGCGCAAAATACGCCTAGAGATACTTGAACGCGACCGGCATCGTTGCCAAATCAAAGGCCCCGGATGTACCGGCGAAGCTCTTGAAGTGGACCACATTCTGCCGGTCTCGCTTGGTGGAGCTTGGTACGACCACGAAAACCTCCGCGCCTCGTGCTCCCGTTGTAACAATGCCCGAAACATCAAGCGCACGACGAGCCCGTCGCGCGTATGGTGAAGATATGAAAAAGACGTTCGAAATCCGTTTCTTCCCGGGAGGGTTGCGGACACCCCGACGTAGTTCCGTCTTCTTACTTACTGACCGAACCGGTTCGGCATTATGACACCAAAAAACACACCGAAAACACCGAAAACGCCAGCAAAACCGCGGAAACCGCGCGAGAACTTGGAGATCCGAACCAATTATCAAGCGGTTCAGAAGACCATCCAAGAACTACGCGCCGCGGGCCAGCTGACACACCTCGACGACGCTCGCGTTCAGATAGTCCTCGGACTAGCGGCCGCCGTTGATTCCATGCCCGACAACTCTTCACTCTGGCGGGAATACCGCCTAGCAGAGAAGGCACTCAGAGAGGAAACCTCCGCACATGGGGACCCATTCGACCAGCTCATCGCCAGCATCTCGTCCGAGATACGCCACGAAGAGGAACAAAAAAAACCGAACCCGCGGACCCGAAGCTGAAGCCATAGCGCGGAAGCTCGGCTTCGAGCTCATGCCACACCAGAAGCAGATCCTCGACGTCATGCTTGAAGTACGTCCCGACGGCGTCCCCGTCTATCGCGAAGGGATCGTTCTCATGCCGCGCCAGTGCGCCAAGACTACGACGACTCTCATCCTTGAGCTTCACCGCGCGATTCTCTGGGGAGGTCCTCAAGTCATCGGCTACACCGCTCAAACCGGATGGGACGCCCGCCGAAAACTCATCGACGACCAAGTGCCACTCATCGAGAACTCGCCCCTCGCCGCGACCGTCAAGCGCGTCTACCGAGGCGCCGGCATGGAGGCAATCAAGTTTCTCAACGGCTCCCGGATTGACGTCATGCCCTCAACACCAACGGCCGGCCACGGCCGCACAATAGACCTCGCGATTCTGGACGAAGCGATGAGCGACGAAGACGACCGGCGAGAGCAGGCCATCCTCCCGGCAATGGTGACACGACGCGAGGCCCAGCTCTTCGTCATCTCCACCGCCGGCACTCAGAGCTCGCTCTACTTGAAAAGAAAAGTCGATCAAGGCCGAGCAATTATTGAAGCAAACATCGACGCCGGCGTCGCCTACTTCGAATGGAGCGCCGACCAAAATGACGACGACATCGACGACCCGGCCGTCTGGCATCGCACAATCCCCGCGCTCGGCTACACCATCGGCGAGGAAGCAATCCGACACGCTCGCGCGACAATGTCCGAAGGAGAGTTTCGTCGTGCGTATCTCTGCCAATGGACACACCTCGAAGAAAGTGTGATTCCGGAAAAGCTCATCCTCAGAGTGTTAGACCCGGACACGGTCCCGACCGGGAAGCTCTCTTTTGGGATAGATGTGTCAATGGATCGAGCTCACGCTTCAATCTCTGTCGCCGATGAGACCGGCCGCGTCGAACTTATTGAACACCGAGCCGGCGTCTCGTGGGTCGTAGATCGTGCGCTCCAGCTCTACCGCCAGCACCGCGGCGCTCTCATTGTCGATGGCTACTCACCGGCGAACTCACTCGTCGATCGTCTAGAAGCCGGCGGGATACCGGTCACGCGGTACTCGCTCCGCGACATGGTCTCAGCTTGCGGAGTGTTCTATGACGCCGTCCTCGATGACGCGATTCGAATCCGTCCTCATCCGATGCTCGAACTCGCACTCAAAAGCGCAAGAAAGAAAATGATCGCGTCGGGCTGGCTATGGTCAAGAACTATCGAAGAGGCCGATCTGACGCCTCTCTTCTCGGCTACTCTCGCATATCATCACGCCACAAACCGACAAGGCCCAGAGACCGCTAGGAGCGTCATCTACTAATGAAGAAACACCTACCCACTACCCTTGAGGCAATCGGTACTAGCATTGTGGCCGTGAGTCTTTCATTCGTCAATATTCCGCTTGGTCTCGGCTTCGCCGGCTTAGCGATGATCGCGTTCGGCATCGCCGCCGAGAGGAGTCAATAGTGCTCAACCGACTTCTTCAAACAAAGCACAACACCCGCTCGGCAATCGTAGACCCCTACGGTCGCGTCACCCGCACCTATAACGACACCTACGCCGGCGTCGATGTAGACACCGAAACGACTCTCTCGGTGCCGGCAATCTGGCGAGCGGTGACAATGATCGCCGACTCCGGCGGAGTGTTACCTCTTCACGGATACCGCGACGATATTCAGCTGACACCGACGCCGCGACTTCTGGAACGCCCGAACCCACTCGAAACTCGGATCACGACAATCTCCGCGATGATTGCTTCGATTGTGATCCACGGGAATTATGTCGCCATGCTTGGCGAAGTCGGCCCGTCTGGCTATCCCGAAAGCATCTATCCGGTCAATCCCGAGCGCGTCATCATTGAACGCCGCAACGGAGAAAAGATCTTCCGCATCGACGAAAAGATCTACACCTCCGAAGAGATCTTTCACGTTCCCGGCTTCTCACTTCCCGGAGAGGTCGCCGGTATTGGAATCATCGCCGCTCAGCGTCAAGGCATCGGCGCCGCGATTGCCGTCATGGAATACGCGAGTCGATACTTCGACGGCGGCACAATGCCGAGCTACGTCATCAAGTCAAAGAACCCAGACCTCACCGCCGAAGAAGCCGACCTTTTGAAATTGCGTTGGATGGAAGCGTACGGAGGACGGTCACGCCGGCCCGCCGTCATGAACGCCGAGACCGACGTCGAACCGCTCACCGCTAACGCGAACGACTCCCAGCTCATCGAAGCACGTCTTCAAGCTCAAGGCGACGCCGCGAACATCGTCGGCCTCCCGGGCCACTACGTCGGAGCGCCGAACTCAAACCGCACCTATTCGAACCTAGAGACTCAAGGACTTGAATATCTTCGCTGGACCCTTCTCCCAATCACGACACGCATCGAGGCCACATTCTCGGACTATCTGCCACGCGGACAAGTCGCTAAGTTCGAGTACGACGGCCTTCTTCGCGCGGACACACTTACGCGCTACCAAGCGCACCAGATCGCGCTCTCTAACGGCTTCCTCACTCTCGACGAGGTCCGAGCCTTAGAGAACCGAGCACCCCTTACGGAGGCATAAATGAACATAGAAACCCGAGCCTATGACACCGATCTAGAAGTTAGATCCGCCGGCGATGGTCGGACCGTGTGCGGGATATGCGTCCCCTACAACCAAGTCCAGCGCATAAACGCGAACCTCTCCGAGGTATTCATCCGAGGCGCGTTCTCGAACGTAGTCCGCGCCGCGCATCGCGTGAAGTTCCTCGTCGGACACGACGCGACCGCTCTACCCATTGGACGCGCGACACTACTTCGCGAAGACGAAGCCGGCCTATATGGCGAGTTTCGAATCAGCGACACCGAGCGCGGCTCCGAAGTGCTGACCCTTATCCGGGACGGCGCTCTCAGTGAGCTCTCGATTGGCTTCTCACCATTGAAAGACAAGCGACGCACCGACGGAGTCATCGAGCGCCAGCTGGCGCACCTCGCCGAAGTGTCCGCCGTAACTTTTGGAGCGTACGGACCAGCGGCCGCCGTCGTCGGCGTACGCGATCAGTCAAAGACCCCCAACCTCGACGCGCTCGCCGACATTCTGAAAGATGTCCGACGTGCCTAGTCCTCAAAGATCCGTCACCGTCACCGCTACCGCGACGCTTCTATGTTCCGCCGATCCAGCGAACCGTCCCGTCTGGATTCAAATCATCGGGAATAACACCGTCTACCTCGGCGATTCAACAGTCACGACCGCGAACGGCTTCCCAATAGCGAAACACGCCGCACCGATTCAAGGCCAGCTCGGACCCGGCCAAGCCCTCTACGGGATATGTGCCGGCGGTCAAAGCGAAGATGTCCGTGTCTTCACGGTGCCGGAGGACTAGATCATGCCGTGGCACATCGAAGACGACTCTCCCTATTGCGAAGGCTTCGCCGTAGTCAAAGACTCCGACGGTGAAGTCGAAGGATGCCACCGGACACGAGCTCAAGCTGAGCGCCAGCTGGCCGCGCTAAACATCGCCGAAGACGAAGACGAAGACGACGACATCGAAGACGAAATCGACGATCTCATCGACCGCGCCGAAGAAATGACGAACCGCGCACTCGTAGAGCAGATACTCGCCAAGATACGACGGTGACGCTAAACTCCTCAACAGGCCGACACCTCGCCGGACAAATAGAGCACCTCGCCGTCGCGACACCCTCTCCAGATCTGGAACGACACCCCGGGAAAATAAACCAGCTAGACAACGGGAGAACACCGTGAACGCATTCCTAAACACCCTTCACCAAAACCGCGCCGGCAAGCAGGACCTCATCGAGGCCACCCTCAACCGCGCACACGAAGAAGCTCGCGACGTGACAGACATCGAAGTCGCGAACATCCAAGCCCTCACTCTTGAGATTCAAAAACTCGACGAGCGCATCGAGCAAGTGACAGACCTCGAAGTCCGCAAGGCAAAAGCCGCTGAACTGGCCGCCACCGTGGACGGCGACAAAGTCGAAACACGCTCCGCCGCGCCGACTCGCGTCATCTCTGAAGAGCCCACATACCACGAACGCGCCGGCCACGACTTCCTCGCCGACGCTATGGCCGCTGAGTTCGGCGGAAGCTACGAAGCCCG